TGTTTGCATCTCGGTCGATGCTGTAAATGTCGAGGTCAGAAGCATCGCTAACGTGAGCAGTGTTTGTAGTCTGAGAGCCTGCTGCAACTGGACCAGTACCAGTACTGTCCATTGTGCTTGAAGCGGTGACACGGTCGAGGGACTCGTAGTCGTTACCAGCAGGTGTGTCGACGTCTTGGAGGAGCATCTTGTTGATTTCCTCAGCGTGGTGCTTACCCATTTCTTCCTTGAGAACACTGCGAATGTCGCCGAGACCGTCATCCTTGTCGTTAAGGAAGATTGCAACTTCGCTCATGTCGAAGGTGTGTGCAATGGTCTTAGGCTTTGCAGCAATGTGCTGGAAGACAGGCTTGGTGGTTTCCGGTAGTGTACCGTTCTCCGCAATACCTCCGCCTTTAGCGGAATCAGGTCGTGCGGTTACGACACGCCATCCACTTCGGTCCCAAGGTTTCTTAGGAAGGATGGAGAATGCGTTGAACTCTTGGTTCAACTGGCTCCAAACCTTTCGTCCGTAAATTGCTTGGTATGTACCAGCAGTTGTGGACAATAGTGGTGCGTCTGCTTTCAAAAGTTCGCTGCCTGAGTAGTGGAAGCCCATGTTTGAGCCTGCACCATAGTAGTAGCGTTCCATGTCGGTTATTGTTCGTAGGTAGTTTCTTGCCATTCTTCATCACTCCATTCAGTTGTTAAATACACTCCCTGCGAGGCGGTGTACCTCATCCCAAGACATGTTTGCCATATCCATAGTGGATGGAATTTCAACGTTAGAAACAGGTGCGGACTTTTGGATGGTTGTTCCAGTTGCACCTGATGCAAGGTTATCGATTCGGTCGCTTAGAGCAGCGACTGCCTTTTCGATTGATGCGAGTGGAGCACGAGCGTCAAATGCTTGTGCTTGTCGGCTTTCAGCCTCACTGCGCTGTTCCTTTGCGAGTCGGTCAGCGAAGACTTCGCTGAGAGTTCCCTTGAGTTGCTTCTCGATGGAAGCAGCCTTGTAAGCAGCGTATGCTTGTTCAAGGTCAGCAGGGGAAAGGTCCTCAGGGTGCAAGTAGCCCTTTGCAACATCGGCTTTGGAGCCGCTGTTGAGTTTGCCAATTGCGCCTGTAGATGGGTTACCGCCTTCTTGTGCACGACCACGTACTTGGCCGCCAAAGTAGTCAGCACCATCAATGGAAGATGGGTTGTCGAAGCCACCGAGTTGTGCCTTCTCAAGTGCATCAAAGTGTGCACGAGCGCCTGCAATATCGACGCCACCCGACTTTAGGGTGTTTTCCATCCAGTGTAGGTAGTCTTGGGTAATGACGTCAGAATACTCGGATTTTTCCATTTCACCGGGTGCTTTGTGCTCGGTACTACCGTACATCTTTTCTTCGTCGTCTTTGTCATTAGCCATTTCTTTGCCTTTATCTTCATCCTTGTCGTCTTTCTTATCCTTCATGTGCTCTTTCAAGCCTTCGGGCATTTCACCTTTCTCCATTACGTCGAGGCGGGTGTTGATGCGGTCCAAGACGGACGACAGTTCGCTCATTGTGTTCATGTCTGTGTTTTCAGTCATTGTTGTGTCCTCCTTCAATATACGGAATGTCGCCTCCGGGTTTATACCTTTTTCACAAATGGTGACTTCGTGAAGTTCCAGTTTGGAAATCTCGGTGTAATCACCGTGTTCCGAGTCGGCCTTTCGCATTCGCTTGAATGCTTGTCCACCGATACTGAAACCCCTAAGGGCACCTTTGCGAATTTCATTGGCTACTTCACGAGCCTTTTCGATGTCATCACGTACTTGGATGACAACGAAGAGTCCAGCGTCATCGACACCGGACTTCCACAGTCGACCACTGCTGTCAGTGTACTGTGGAATAACTTCTCCAACTTGGATGTTGGAGTGTGCGAGTTGTACATTGCGGAATCCGTCCGCCTTCATGAAGTTGTCAAATGCACCCTTGAGTGCACCTGTAGTGATAAGGTCACCTTGTTTGTCGACCATTTCGACGCTTGCATAGCCTGCAATAACAAGGCCATTGTCGCTCTTGAGGAGCGATATAGTGCCACCGCCTTCAAATCGGGCGGATTGTAGTGGCGATGCCATGACCATTGTAGTCCTTACAGGTGTCATTCTATTTAATCAGATATGGTAGACAGCCTTATCTTCTGTAAGTTCCAACTTACTATCAACTTCGTCGACGTCCTTCGATTCTTCTTCTTCGTCCTTCCTGTCTCGCTCAATATCACGCACGTCGTAGTCAGGCATGGTTTTGGCATCATCAGGATTAGTTGGACCTGTTGGTGATTGAATTGGTGTGCCATAATCTATGCCGAGTCCTTTCGGTCCTGACATACTGACACCCACCTGACCTACTCCACTTTTTGCCAACAGTCGCTCAAGAAGTTCTACGCCCTTCTTCATGACCTTGTTCTTCTCTTTGTCCCACCTGTTCGTATCTTGAATTTTTCTTGGCGGGATGAGTGGTTTACCGTCGCCTTTACTTTCGTGAACCTCAGCCTTGTCCTCTCGTTCTTCTATAGAAAAGTCGCCCTTGAGCATCACACCAGCCACAGGTGACCAAAACGGTCGTTGACTCTCAGACAAACGAATCAGATAGTCGCTAT